CTATACAAGATTATTTTTAACATATGCCAGTGCTTTATTAACAGAAGGTAGGGATATAACTACAAGAGTTACCACTGCTTCAAGTCCGATATACGAGCCATTGTAAACAACTGAATAAAGTACCGCACTATTAAAAAATTCTGGTGTATACACAGCAAAGAATATCCAGCCAGACAAGAAAGAACATATAAATCTGCCTATAACTCCTATAATATATCCCTTCACTAGACCGTGTTTTGATTTAGAAAATACTCCTGACAACCCAAGTGCTCCAAAGCCTAATATATAATCAAGAAGCACCTGAGGAACATTCAGGATATATGGATCAAGTAATAACTGCAAAACTCCATATGCAATAGCTGCTGTCAGACCAGTCTTTATTCCATACCAGTATCCTATAAGCACTATGAATAACATACTGAACAGTGTTACAGAACCGCCCATTGGCAGTTTAATAACTTTAATCATGGAAGTCGCAACCGCAAGAGCCATAGCCATTGCTGCAAATGCAATATGTTTTACATTCAGTTTACTATTATTATCTCTTGCAAAACATCCTATAGTCATTAATAAGACACAGACAATTATTAATACCACATATCCTGAGCCTGTAAGACCATATGAAACGCTGCCATCATCAAGTATTTTATTAACTAAAAAATTCATAATCTTCCTTTCATTATCTCTCATTCTTTTATATCCCGTAAAGAATATCCACATTTTCACTAAAAGTCAAGCATTAAAAAAGAGAGCAACAGGTTTTTATCACCTGTTACTCTCCAATATTTTGTCAATTACTTTTTATTAGAACTTACCGTTCTTAGCAGCTTCCTCAATGGAAACAGCTACAGCTACAGTAGCACCAACCATAGGGTTATTACCCAACTTTGAAATCAAATTTTTACAATTTATTTATGTTTATTATCATGCTGTTTTTATCAGCATTTATGCGGGTTTAAGGACTTTACATATTTATATTAGATTATTCTGATTTATTCTAAATCAACATTATTTAATCCATATTGTGTACAAAATGTGTACACTGTTTCATTGTACACATTTTGACTGTCTTTCTACCTATTTATATATGTTATCACAATGCTGTTATATGTGCAATCCAGTATGATATACACTGTTGTAAGTGAGTAATTAGTTGGGAAGTCTTAATTCCATGCCTGCATAAAGCATTGTATCAAGTGTCATATTATTATATTCTGCTAATTCCTGTGCCCTGCCTTCATCTCCAAGATAATCTCTTGCAATCTGGCAGAAACTTCCTCCTAATTCTACAACTGCCACACTCTCTTCTTTCTCCTGCGGTGTTCCCTCTGCCGGCTCTTCCTCATTTCCTGCTGGTGTATCATCTTTAGAAGAATAATATTTAGCTTCCATGGCCGCCTGATAGTCTGCATAATTGTATCCTGCAGCTTCCAGTTTCTCTCTACGCTCATCACCATTACCATATTCTCCGCGATAAATTGCATCAATTACATCTTCGTCAAGCTCCTGGCTTGTCTGATCATCTGATTCTATTGATTCATCCTCATTACTTATATCTGAAACACCAACAAGCTGATTATATACTTCATCTCGCATAATGTCGTAATCGACTCTTGTTCCATCATCAAGATGATGGTCACTTGATTCCTGAGACATAGCAAATTTATCATCACAGATTTCTCCATCATCATTCCAGTGAGCTTCCCATATAAGTGCACCATGTTCAATAAGCTCATCTACATTCATATAAGTATTAAGCCAGCTATGACTAGCATAGATTCCTTTAGCCTTAATATCTGCCAGTTCGTCAAGCCAAGTAATAGCCAAAGCCTGTGTACTATAATAATCAATGCCATGTCTTTCCTTATATCCGTCAGCATCCTCTATATCAAGAAATACTCCTATAGGATTGCTCTTGTTATACCACTCTCTGACATGAGCTGCTTCACTTCTCGACTGCTCGTTATCAGCTGCATACTGGTATAAATACAGTGCATAAGGTATATTTCTAGCTTCGCACTCATTTATATATGTCTGAGCCATTGTGTCACACTGGCTGCACTCGCTATCATCTGCGCTTAAATCACTTCCATATCCACAGCGAATAATTACAAAATCATAATTATCCTTAATATAATCAAAATTAATATCCCCCTGATGGCTACTTATATCTATTCCTTTTCTCATAATTAAATCCTTCTTTCTTTATAATATTTAGATTCAAAAAAGGAAGGCTGTTACACCTTCCTTAAAAATAATAAGTATCAATTTTGTGTTACTTAAGTATTAATTATCTTTAATCTGCTTATAAATCTGATTTACACCAGTACTAGCAAGACCTGACATAATGCCAATGCTGATGGCAGTAATAATATCTGTTGCAGGGAAATCAGGCATGATATACATTGCAGGAATTGCAATTATTCCACCAATAACACCAACAGTAACTGGAATAAGCTTATCAGGAGTCTTGCTCCAAGCTTTACAGCCTATTCCTACTAAATAGCAGATAACAACAATTGGTAATACTGTTACATAGTTTGATAAATCCATAGCTTAACACACTTACCCTTTCTTCTCTAAATCTTCAATTCTATGGTTTGCGACCTTGATTTTTTCTTCCTGAAGTGCGGTCATTTCTTCAAGCTTAAATGTTCTTTCAATAACATTGTTATGCTTATCAACACGTTTTGTTAATTCAGACAGCTTATAATCAATCAATGCTATTGTTTTGTTGTGCATTACATAGTTATTCACCAAGCAAACAACTAATGTAACAAGTGCTGTTATAATAGCTTCATTCATGCCCTTCCCTTTCTTTAAATTTTGATATTAAAAAAGCACCTCAAAGCTTGATATGATACCTCTGAAGTAGACAAGGTAAATAACCAAAATCTACTTTGGAGGTATTTTTATGGGAAGCTATGAAGTGCTTTAATCAATTATTTTTTTGAATGTTAGATTGCCATTGGTTCTAGGCATAAAAGCAAATTTGCCAAGCTGCAAGCTGTTCGTATATTCGCCATCTGTTATGTACAGCTTTCTATTGCTAAAATATGCAACTTCTGTATTGTTCTGAAAAAATGATATTCTGTCATTTGCAATTTTCAGTGTAAGTTCACTGCCTGCTTCTCCCAATACAATATTGCCATCAACAAACCTTATGTACTTGCTAATCTCACGAAATCTTGTATCAGCATTGTTAGATACATCATCAATATTCTTAGTAAGATTATTAAATTGCATCTCAAATCCTTTTGCTGTATGTTCCAGAGAGGAACTTATAGCACCCACAAGATTATCTGTTGCATCTTTAGCGTAATAGTTTTCTGACATTGTCTGCTTTAAGCTTTTTTCAGATGTACTTATATCTGCTGTAAAACGCTGTTCAAGCTGTGTGATTGTACTCGACATATCATTAACTACAACCCATGCTGAACCATTCCACCGCTTTAAAGTTGGTGGATTTACAGATGTATCTAACCACATATAGGTTTTATCCCCTGGCTCAGTGACGCTTTGGATTGCTGCGTCCTTTCCGCGCTCTCCTATCATACCGACACAATAAGCAACACTTGAAGTATTATCTGTATAGATTGTTTCTGTTCTCGTCCACAGATATTGCCCAGCACTTACAACGGGTATTGTTGTTAGCCATGTTCCTGAGGGAATAACAGTTCCGCTTGAAGATGCCTGATATGTAACCGTTGTTGAGCTGATACCTTTTCCGTCTTTACCTGGCTGTCCTGCCAGTCCATCTTCCCCTATTCTGCTTATAGAATAACTGGTAGATGTCGTTTTATCTGTGTATGTTATAATTGTTCGGGTCCATAAATACTGCCCTGGTAATGTTTGTGGAATATCCGCGGACCATTCACCTGTCGGCACATCTACACCAGACGTACTTGCCTGATACGTTATATCTGTTGTATCAATGCTTTTACTATTCAGCTTAATATTCGTAACTTCATTTCTGACTGTTTTAACATACTGATTAAGCTGCTCCATCTGTGATAACTGCTTATCCGTTAATGTCTTATATGTTGTTCCTAGTGTAAGCTTAGTGTTTTCAGGTTTAAGCAATTCCCGTGTGAGCTGCTTTACAATAAAATTCTGATTCTGAATAGAATGTGGCTTTGTGTTTACCTTGACATATCTGCCAATCCTGAAACTGTTTACATTTGCCACCTCTCCATCTATGGTTGCACCATTCAGGTCGGCAGCATTTACCGAAATAGAAGCTGTAAACTGTGCCATATTGTCAATGTATGCCTGTCCTTTGGTCTTAAGATTAGATGGAAGTGTTACATCATCCCAAGTGTTGGTTGTAAAAATATAACCATACTTATCCACGGCTTCTGCGTTATACACAAAATCAACATTGTTATTAACATCCTTGATTGTTAATCTCTCACCAGTCTCATTGCCCTGCTCATCTTTAAGCTTATATCCAAGAGGAATAAGAGCTGTTGCAAAGTTTTCTGCCTTAATGTTCTTTTCTAAATCAAGCAGATTCTTTCCAAACTCTATCACCTGATTACTCAACACTTCAAAATCCGCAAGGTAATCAATGTAATTGCCATCTGCTTCATGGCGCACCCACAAATGACCGCCAAGATGGTCAATAAGCTTTGCATTTAACTCATCCCATGTACTTACATAGTCGCTATTAGACCTTACTATGTAATCATTCGGATCTGTTACGGTTATATTGCCGACCTTAAACTGCCTTGCTTCATCTACCTGTGCATTATGGTTATTAATATACTGTGTAAACAGCTCTGCAGGTGTTCCACTTTGCCCTTCAGCAGGAAAGGAATACGGTCTTTGAATAGAATCCAATAAAAAAGCAAGTTCCCCTTCACAAGAAACCTGCTTTTCATTATAGAAACCTGTTTTTTCATCATAAACCCTGCCCCTGAACAATGGCTCTTTTATTCCATCTTCATACACAGTTATGATAGATTTCATTTTTTCTATGAAATTGTAATACGGATGGTCAGGATAGATGGTAAATGTGAAGGAACCCACCTTGTTATTCTCCTGACTAACCTTTGGATTGATAAGCTTAAGCTGTTCCAATGATGTATCTAATATCCGCTTATCATCACTAAATGCGGTTATTCTCATCACAAGCCCCCTTCCTGATATGTGAAGGTGATATTGCCTGTTCCTGTTACCGTTACAGTATTATTGCCTTCTACAAGCTCTAATGTAGGGATTGTAAAAGTTCCTGCGTTAACAATTGTTGATGTACCGCCAAATGTTATTGTCATTGAATCTGTTGTTGTAATGGAAGGAACTACCCTTTTCCTTGAATTAACAAGAGTAATAGATACTGAACCATTAACCGCCTGTGTTACAACTGTCGGCAGCTCCTTGTACTTCCACGGTTCACATGTACATTCAATACTTATCTGACCAATGTTTTTATTTTTAGATAAAGCTGATACATCCAGCCTTCCTACATAATAATATTCTGGATCATCATCAAGCACAATCTTCATTCTTTTTCCATGAAGCGTATTCAATATGCTTGAATACAGTTCCAAAAAATCAGATTGATTCACTATTGTATTGAAACTGAATGACAAAGTCCTGCTTTTATATTTAGATTCACCAAAATACTCTGTATAATCAATCATTCCATGTGCGCCATCAACATCAACATAATTGGTCTTAACCGTAGCACTTCCAATCTCTTTTTCTGTTAATATTAAATTAAAATCATCATAGGAATGATAACCACCAAATGTTATACCAATCATATTATTGTCCTCTCCTGCTTGCTGCGCTTATATCTCCAAGTGCCGAATCCATTGCAGGTGCTAATTCACCAACAAGAACATCTCCATTCAAATAGATTTTGTCATTTCCCCTGCTTGCAATCATATCCATAAGCTGATTAAGCTTGTCTATAATGGCTGCAGTACTGAAAGAAGCATTGATTGTCGGTGCAGGATTATGTCTGTAATTATTTGTATTAACAGAGTTGCTTCCTGATACCACCATTTTATCAATCAGGTTTTCAACAGGTCCTATTGCGTCCTCTTCGTTTTCTTCAACACCGTTTCCGATACCTGGAGGAATAAATGCACCAACTTCTTTAGCAAAGGCCTTTGATGGCGAATGTATATCTGCTTCATCCTTTGCTGCAAATATACTCTTCTTTATCAATGAACGTATCTTTGTAAACAACGAACCTGACTTTTTATCAACACCTGAGCTGATACCATCAACCATATTTTCACCAACAGATGATGTATCCGATTCATCCTTTGCAGATTTGACTGCAAGCTTTGATAAATCAGACATTTTATCCATTAAAGAATCACGCTTGCTTTCAACACCATATTCATAGCTTAATACAGCACATGAACCCACTTTTGCATATTCTTCTGCCGTTTTTTTAGCATATTCCTTGGCATCTTCTAATCTTGTTTCAATGGACTTCTTTTGCTCTTCCGTTGCAGAATTATAATAACTTCTAAGAAGTACATAATAATCCTGTGCATCATTCTTCTGCTGTTCAAGAGCCTCTTTCTGCTTCTCTGCACTCTCTCCTGCAACATCTGCTGCCGACTTATATGACCTTCCTAACTTATCCATATAATCAATGGCTTCTGTTACATTGCCCTGCAAAATCAAAGTAGAAGCATTTTCATATGCGCTTATATCGTCATAGTATTCAAATATCTTATCTTTTGTATCGTCATACGCTATCTGCTTATCTTGTAATCTTTCAACTTCTGCATCATATGCAGCTTTTGCCGTTTCCACCTTCTGATCTATTGCCTGCATTTCAGCATATGTAGCATCAATACTGACTTCTGAAGCAGCCTTCTTTGCTTCCTCATATTCAAGTTCTTTTTCACTTACAGCATTCTGCTGCTCAATAAGTTCTCTTTTCTTCTTATAAGCAATCTCCTCTTGCTCTGTCAGATCCAGCAATGCATTTTTATACTTTTCTTCTTTTGCAGACAAAAGAATTTCCGCTTTCTTAGATTCAATAGTGTTATAAACAGATTCCGTTAACTCATTGTAATTATCAATCTGGTTGCCTGTCATGGTATATTCAGTACCTAAAGCTTCATTTAACTCATTCAGAATAAATTCTGCCCGCGCCTTATTAGCATCCGTGACATTACCTTCTTCATCACACAAAGTCTGTAATTCTTTCCATAATCTTTCAGTGTTAGCGACTTCCACCAAACTGGCTTCCGCTTTTTCATCAATAGCTTTTTGCTGATCTCTTAAAGCCTTATTATTTTCAAGAATAGCCTCTGTTTCTTCATGTGTTTTCTTTACACTTTCAGCTGTTGTATCTGTAGCTGTTTTTGATGCAACAGCAGCAGCACCAATTGCAACTGCTAATGCCCCAAGTGCAGTAACAACTAAACCAACAGGATTAGCAGCCATAACTGCATTAAATGCTTCCATTGCAGTTGTAGATGTTTTAAGTGCTGTTGATACTGTTGTAATAACAGACATTCCCTTCAAAGCAGCAACCGTGAATCCAACTGCTATTGTAAGACCTTCAAATTTATCAACGCAAAATCCAAGTATTTTTACAGCTCCTGGAAGAGCTGTATCAATAAACCAGTCAAGGACGGGTTCTATCTTATTAAGCCCTTTCTCAATCGTTGGCTGTAGCTTATCTACCTGTTTCTGTATCTTGGGTAGGTTTTTTTCTGCTTTACTAAGTAACTTATCTACGGTAGGCATTAACTTCTGTCCGAGTACTGTAAACATATTAGCAATCTGATTTTTTATCTTCTTAAATGACGTAGCAGATGTAGAAGCCATTTTCTTATAAGCTTCTTCTGTAGCGCCTGCGCTGTTCTTCATTGCATCTATGTTTCTTGTAACACCTTCAATGTTATTAGCAAGTACCTGTGCAGACATACCACCTTCAGAAGAACTAAACATACCAATAATACTGTCGCCTGTCTGCTCGCTGTATTGTCCTAAGATGCCAATAACATCAAGAACGGTATAGCCTTCTGCCCTAAGCTCCTGAAAGCTCTTTTTCTCGCCTAATACACTTTCTGTAGCATTTTCAAGCTGTGTATATAATGTATCACTTCCAGTTCCCAACTCCTTAATCATACTGTTAAGGTACGTTGTTGTTTCTGCTGTAGCAATACCATTGGCTGTCATTGTCGCATAGTATCCGCACAATTCATCTAAAGATACACCAAATGTATTGGCGGCAGGAATAACTCTACCCATAGCAGCCGCCAAATCTCCAACAGTGGTCTTACCTTTATTCTGTGTCATTATCAACTTATCAGATATACTCTCTGCATCTGCAGCACTCATTCCGTAAGCATTAATTGCTGTTGTCATGATATCAACTGCTGTTGCTGTATCTGTGAAACCACCCTTAGCAAGCTTCATGGCTTTTGTTGCAAAATCAATTGCATCTGCCTGATCTACACTTGCAGATATAGCCTGATAAATAGATTCACATAATTCATCTGTAGAAACATTCATGTCAGATGAAACCTGCATTATCTTCTTTTTGTATGCTTCAACATCAAGTGCATTAGTATCAAGAAGTGTGCTAACCTTTGCAAAGCTTGTCTCAAAAGCTGCTGCCGACTTAATAGCAAGTGTTCCAATTGCTGTAGCTGCAGAAGCAACTGTTGTAGCAAGCTTGATTCCAAACTGTGCAACTTCATCTGCCGCCTTATTAAATTGAGTAGCAAGCTTCTCGCCGTTCTGCTTCGTTTTATCTATATCTTTATTTGTCTCTTCAACACCTGTTAATGCTATAGTTCCAAGCAGCTTAAATACTTCCAAATGTAAAACCTCCTCTCTTTTTTGCATAAAAAAAGCACCTTCATAGGTGCCTTTACATTAGTTAGAATTTAAAATTTTTCAGTATGCTTTTCGCATTGTTATAAGCTGTTTTAACTTCTGCATCTGACATAGACAGATTACTTATGCCATTATATTGCTGTGGTCTTTGCTCCACCTGTGAGCCATTGACAAGCTCATTTTTCCATGCTGCAAAGGTTAAACTTGAATTGCTAGAAAGATAAGCTAACCATAATTTATTATCTTCTTCCTTTTCAGCTTCTTCATTTTTCCGTTTAACAACATGCTTTACAAAATCATATAATCTGCCTGTCTTAAGCATGCGGTTAATAAGCTCATTAGGGTTTGCATACCTTTCGTACAGCAAACCCATAAACTCAACATAGCCTATCCGAGTAATGAAGAAGCAGCCCTGAAAGAATCAATGAATCCATCCTGCTTAAATACGTCAATAATCATCTGTACATACACAGGCAGCTTAAGATGTGCAACTTCCTCAACTGTCATACCCGATACAGATGCTAAAAGCGAATAGATATCCTTCTTAGCAACCCTGTAATTCTTTACGACAATTGCAGCAATCTTTACCATAACATCTATGCCAACATCTTTGATTAAATCGTTATTGACCTCTTTTCCTTCAACAAGCCTGTTAATCTCTTTCTTACCAAAGCAATCTGCAATCTTGTCAATACCAATCTTATCAATAATACCTGCAAGATAATCAAGATCATCTGCTTCAATAGGTCTCAATGTATATGGCTTTTCTACAATAACCTCTGTTTCGGTTTTCACTGTTTCTGTTGTTGTTACTTCACTCATGTTTTATCTCCTCTCTTAAACAGCTGCTTTATTAGGATAGAAAATGTAAATAGGCAACTTATCAAATACGCCACCCTTAAAATCTGCTGTAGACTTGAATGTTGTAGCGCATACGGATGTTTCCTTATTCTTGTTATCAAGTTCAAGGCCTGAAGAACAGATTGCATTTTCTAAGATTGCAATAATTTCTTTACCATCTGTCATTGTACCGACAAACGCAATGTTATCAAGGTAATCTGATAACTCAATCAATGACTTAGTTTCAATCTGTGTATATCCTTTAATTAAGCTGTCTGCTTCCTTTCCAACAATTGCGCGCTTGATAGACTCAACTGTATGCTGTGCAAGATTAACTTCAAGCGTTCCAGTTTCGCCAGTCTTCTGGTTAAGGCCCTTAATCTCAACAGTTGCACCATCAACCTCAATTGGTGTGATTTCAGGAACAATTGAAAGCTTATTACCGCCATTTGTAGCCCCCAGAACATGATCTTCATCATCTGTCCATGCTCCCGTTATATAATCTCCAACAGCAGGCTTTGTATAGTTCTTATCAATGCCAATAAACGATACCCCTGGTGTTAGCTTACTGATCTGAATTGTTGTATCTGATTCCTGTGTTCCGTCTGCAACAACCTTAAGTACTCCTTCAGGCTGTGTTGATGAACCGCCTGTTACTTCAACCTTTGAATACACATACTTAAAATTCTTAAATACAACACCTGCTCCAAGTAAGAAATCATTAGGTGTGTTGCTGTTAATACCTGATTTTCTCATAGTTTTGCTCCCTTCCATTCTTTAACTTTTAAATTAACTGTCATGCTTTTAAGATCCATATTCTCATTCCTAACAGGAAGAGCATTTGTATAAAAAATAGCCACCACTGAACCGCTGTCAGTAGTGACCAATTTTCCTGATGTCTCATCAAACAATTTTTTTATTTTTTCTTTGTCCTGCTCTAATTCCAAAGCAGTACCCCTTGTAAAGCCTGACATAATGAACGCGCTTTCAGACATGCCATCTTCATTAAGCGGCTCTACCTCCTGATACTCACCAACCCAATAAGGATAAGCAAGGTCAGAAGTCCATTCATAATACTCATAATTAATACCTGCATCCGTAAGCAGCCTATCAATTATGCCTAATGCTTTAATTGTCATATCATACCTCATTCACCAATCTTGGCTTTAAATATCTGTTCTGCTCTTTTTATAATAGCAGTTTTTCTGTCACTGAAAGCTTTCTGTAATGTGTGCTGTGGTCTTTTACCATTAGTCTTATAGAAAACCTTTCCATGTTTTCCATATACAATAACAACCTTACCGTTAAATGTAGGCTTCTTTTTCCCATTGTAGCCGTCTACTGGAATATACCAAGGATTCTTTCTTCCATCCTTATTAGCCGCCCATTCACCAGTTCCAAGTTCATTCCATATGGCATTTTCAAGACCACTTCCAATTGTTGCTTCACCTTTAGATTCATCTACATTGGCTTTCCATGAACCCTTTAGCTGTCCTGTATCAACAGATGTATTTCTAGCTGCTTCTGATGCAATTTCACCTGATGCTTCAAGTAAAAAAGCACCAACCGCATCTTCAATTGCTCTATTTACCTTCATTGTATTATCAATGAATTCAACATCTGCCATATCACTGTCCTCCTGTGTAAACAAGATATATTTCAAGCTGCTTATGTAAATTCATAGGGTCGTCAATAACCTTTACATCATATGTAGCGCCATCTATAAGAATCCTGCTGTTTTCAGCCTTTATTCTGCTGTCAAGCTCCTTATAATCTGCTACAAAGATGTGCGTTGATTCCTGAATCTTAGCATTATAGCTTGTATATCGTGAATCACCTGTCTGAAGGTCAATGAATCCTGTAAGAGTGTCAACTGTCTCCCAATTCTTAACTCGTGAACCTGTGGCATCTTTGGTTGTGCCTGTATTAATCTGAATTATAGCTGTTGTATTGCCGCCTATCCTATTCATACAAGCACCCCCTTAGAATCTTGCTCTCTTGTAAGCATTTAAGAATGAAACATACTTCTTCGGAACACCAAATGAACCATCAATATCAGTTTCCGAAGTATCCTGCGCATATGTGACAGAATGTCTGCTTAATGTTTCTGATTGTATATTCATTTTTGATGTGTCGCCGCTGTTTATATCCTCATTCTTAAGCTTCCATCTGATAATATCCACAGCACCCATCTTAACATCCTTTGGATAGAATATCTTAGTAACAAGCACATGGGATTCATCCGTTAAAGCTCCGTTTAGACCCATACAGCCGTTTTCTAAATCAATGCCTGTAATTGTATATAAGCCACCATTAAAGGCAGATTCTGAAATCTGTACAGTGTCACCAACCTTGAATAAGGTTGATGCATACTGTAAACCGCTTGTGGATGATACATTACACCTGAATCGTCTGTTTCTATCCTGGAAGTTATTATTGGTATATTTTCTAATCAACAGTTCCAGTGCCTGAAGCTGCGCATCAAGCACCAAATCTGTCTTATCTGTTGTAATAAACTGCCTTAGTTCTTCAATAGTCATTAACATAAGGGAACACCCCCTTATTTCTTAAACTTAGCAAGAACAACTTTAGCTGTATTAGTAAGCGCAACACCATAATACTTAGTAGCAGTAATATCATGCTTCTGCTTCTTAGGAAACCACTCATGATCAACCTGTGTATTCTTCTTTAAGAAGATTGTAATTGCTGCCAGCTCATCTTCTGTGTACTCTGTTTCTGTTGAATCAGGTTCCATCTTAAGGACAGGGCATACATAATACTGATTAGCTGCCGCAAGGTCCTTTACCTTGTTTCCAATCTCCAATTTAACAGTAGGATCTACCTTAGCCTGAAGTTCAGCCATATTATCAGCTGTTACTGCTGTTCCTGATGATGCATCAACCGCTGCTTTAACAAGTCTAACTTTCTTAGATTTCTTAATCCAAGCTCCAGCAATCTTACCAATTGCACCGTTTACGGCAACACCAGCTGTAAACTTATCAGCCGATAAGAAATTAGGATCCTTCAGAAGTGTTGCTTCCTGTGCAGGATTAATAAACATTACCTTTTCAATACCATCTTCTTCATCAAGGAATGATGTATTAGCATCAACAATTCCTGCATATGAAATCTGTGCAGTACCATCACCTGAAGTCTTCTTTGATGTATAAGCTGCTGCAATTACATCATTATCAACTTTACCTACAATTGACTTTGCAAGCTGTGTTTCAGCCTGTCCGATTGGATTTCCTTTACCTGAATTGATAGCTGTCTGAAGAATTGACACCGCCTTTGCAGCACACTTAATAGTAAATGTTGTGCTCGATGCAGTAAGATTAGTTGTTGGAATTTCTTTGTCAGTATCAGCCGCCGCTTCAACGTCAAAATCGTCTGCATCTCCAATATAATCCCAAGAAGGAACTGTTACTGTATCACCTGGTACACCTTCAAGGGTATCATCAACCTTTGCATATGGTGTAATCTTTGCCTGTGCTATAATCTTGGCTTCAATCATGTCTCCCATGACCTGTGGATTAATAACATCATTTAACTTTGTTGTTGCCATAATAATCACCTTTTTAACCTTTCTTTTTAAGAATTCATTGCTGCTGCATACACTTCAGGATTTTCCTGTGCAATTCTCGCCCTCTCAGCATATGGCTTCTTTAGTAATTCTTCCTTCGTGAGTGTTCCTGTAGTTTCACCATTCGGAAGCTTATTAGGATTTAATACCTGATATCCGTCATTGTTATCAGAAACAGACTCAAACATTGTAGGGAACTGTGTCTTTAAGCCAGAAAGCTTATCACTCCATCCCTTGATATTGTCGTTTTCATCAAGCTCTAATGATTCACCTTTCTCCTTCACCTTTTCATTCAGCTTATATGTAAGATAGTCAGCATCTACAGCCTTTTCAGACAACAGTGCAACCTTGATTGCCGACTTAATCTTAGTCTCCTGTAATTCTGCCTGAAGCTGTGCGTTTTTCTGCTCATACTGTGTAAACTTATCCTGCATATCCTCGTTACCTTTAGATGCTTTCTTTAAATCATCAATAAGCTTATTTGCATTTGCAATCTCTGAATCTTTGTTGCTTATAAGAGCATTAAGTTTCTCAATATCAGAGTCATACTTGCCTTTTCCAACATAGTTGCCTTCAGACAAATCTGCATATCTTACATGTTTCAATTTGTCTGATTCTTTACTATTGACCTCTTCAATTTTCGCCTGAACCTGTGAGTACAGTTCTGCTCCTAACAGCTTTTCTAATGTCATATAGTTCCTTTCATTCCTGCCTCTACCTATGTGAAGCAGTATGCTAGTTTATATTCCATAGCAAGGGAATATTTGCGAACAGTTTTTACGCCTTAACGCTTTTTGGGCATATAAAAAAGCACCCTATAATGTATCAACCACAAAAGGCAAATTTACTTTATCTAACCTTTGTAGCACATCATAAAAAGTGCTTAATTAATCTTTATATTTAATTTTTAGTTAAACATCAGCGAACCTGTAATATAATCGTCTTTCTTAAATTCAGTAGTTGCCCACGCTCCTTTCTTCCCATCTTTTGTGTAGTATCTTGCAAAAGCATAATGTTTGTTTGCGGAACTATATAATAATGTCGTTCCATAGCCAACCAACTTTTGTCGAACTACACCTGCGGAATCATATGGAATATAATTACTTTCTAGTATTGTATTAAAATCAATGCCCATTTTTTCTAAAACTGATTCGACATCATAATATCCAGAAAAATTATTTAATGTAGAATCTGGTGTTTCAATTCTGGAAGCAAAGTATAAAATCCCTGTTTTAGTAGATTTGTTATAATAACAGTAGTTATATCCATATCCCTCAAAAGTACCATCACTCGCAATATTTTTACAAAAGCAGTTTTTTATTTCTATATCTGTATTATTAGATTTCCAATTAGTCCAAAGTGTGTTATCAATATAAGTTGAGCGAAAATACATAGCTGTATCATTTCCAGGTAACAATATTTGTGTACAGCGTTTATTGTTAAGCGCAAAGACTAAAAGATAACTATTTGTAACTCTTGAATTTGGGGTATTAATCCATGTAGCTGTATTAGAAAGATAATATATTCCAGTCTCAGTTATGGTATTCAAATCCGTGTTCGGTTCTAATTCTTTTGCTTTTTTTACTAAAGTAGAAAAAGCTATATTTTTCACTGAATTTTCAAGTGTATCTGATTTAGTCTGCATAATGCCATATGCAGATAATATCTGTTGGTACACATCAGGTGTTGGTTCAACAGGTGAAGCATTTCCAACAGGTGTACCACTCTCAATCTTGTATTTTATCAGTGTTGAAGTTTTAACAGCCCCTGAATTGTCAATACCTCTAACCCCCATGAATAAATGGCACTTATCAACCAATACTTCCATTGGTACAATACATGTATTACCTAACATAATAACTTCATAGGTTTTATTATTTGTAGAAGTAAAGAATACCGCACTCTTTGTAAGTCCATTCCATGCCGAATCAAAATCGACACTTAGTTGAACTGTTTTCTTGTCGCCTGCTGCAACTGTTGGTGTATCTGTTGGTATTAACTTCTGGTCTTGCGTAATTGCACTTATTGTTGTCATATTTTATTCCTCTCTTATTTTTAACTTAGGGATAAGCTATCTGAATAAATCCCATGTATTTTGAAGGTTTTACTTCCATTTTTAGTTGACCCACCATAAAATCTTATTGATTGGCTCATTTCTGTATCAAAGTAATATGCAAATGTAACATTAACAGAATCTTCTATATTGTCTGGTTCAGTCCTTCTCATATATGATGATGAATACATTTCATTATCAAGCAAGCAATTTAATTCTGTTGAGCCATAATCATTAGTACTATCACATCTAATCACCGCATTTAGAATGATGAACCCTATACCTTTGACATTTATAGTTTTATCAAATATAGTTCTTGTTGACGCAGAAGATGTTTTATCAAAAGAATAGATTTTTGTGGGAATTATTGTCTTGCTGGCTTTGTCCTTATCTAAATCAACACCATCAAGTGTTCTGATTTTTTTAAATTCAGCAGGTAAAACACATTCAAATTCATCCTTTTCTGATACCTTTCCGAAAGCAACTCCCCTTCCCGTGTCTCTAAAATCTATCAGTGTAAATGCAGTTGATACCTGAATAACTTTGGTGGTTGTACCAAAATCATCAACGGCTACAAGCTGAATATCATATGCATTATCAACATCAGCAGCTATAATCACATTAGAATTCCATGTATAGGTCCTCGTATAGGTTGTATGTGTGGTATAACCTGCTGCATTCTGTATTTTGTATTGTAAGGTGAATGTCTTGCTATTCTTATTGTTCAAGGCTGTTATTAAAGCATTGAATATAACCTTTATATATGCCCCTTCTTCATTGGCTGTGCCATTGGATGTACACCTATAAGCTGTTAGTACCTCAATAACGGGTGTTGAATAGGCAATAACATTGATATTTACCGTCTTTGTTATCGTCCTGCCTCTGCTGTCAGTAACAGTTACATTAATTGTATTTGTGCCTGCTTTAGTAAGAACATCTGTGGTTGCCCCATTAAAAGCATAATTCTCACCATTGGCAGTTATCTTATAACTTTTTATTGTACTGGAATAACAACCTGCCGCTGTAACTGTAACTTTAACCTTAGATTTATTCTGTACATAAGCACCATATGCAGTTTCATATTCATATGGGTCTCTGCATTCTATAGCAGATATCTCTGGTGCAACACTTGACGAAACTGTGGCAGTAAATGTTATTGTTTTGCAACCAATAAGGCTGTCACCAAATGTATACAAATAAAATGTAATGCTTGCACTTGTGTTGTTTGGAATCTTATTCATTAAATCAGTTGGTACAGTCCATGTATAACTATCAGCAAATCCCTCTGTTATTCCAACCTCATCTCCACCATTAAACGAATAATACAAATGATGTGTAAAGTTATCTGACGCTCTATTTGTGTATATTGTGATATCATCTCCAAAATCAACATTTGATGTATCCAATGATGGCTGGGAAGCTCTTGGAATATGTGTTGTTGATATTGTGAATTCATTTGAATCTGAACTAAAAGTATCATGTTCAATATAGCATTCAAGTGTTACATCCAAATCTCCTTCTGCATTATGGATTCTTGGACCCCATGTATCTTCTGCAACGTATATTCCATCACTTGTGATTTTATCGTCTGTTGTTAAGTTATAGGTATACCAATCACTAACATCCCCTACGGATGTTTTTAATCTGTAATAGACTGTTCCTGAGCCGTAAGTGGTGTAACCTGTATTGATTCTATAAATGAATATCTGAGTTCTAAATGTAGATGTATTATCAGAAACACTATAGTCTGTTTCCTCTATTCCAATCTGATATGCAATATACTGATTGCTTGTACCATAATCACCTGACCATTCCATTTGTTTCACCACCTATCTTTAATATTTTTATATTAATTCTCATTAGCATCTGTTTCCGTTTTATCAACAGCTATATTGTACTTATCAAGTAAACTTAATAAGGTTGTAATTTGTGCTGATAATCTGATTAATTCATCAACATTCAATCCTTCTGTCTCCTGTCTTGTCTGCAATATCTCAATCTGCTTCAAGATTATTTCTTTTTCTTTCATTTGAACACACCTTCTTTCTTAGCATTAAAAAAGACCATGATAAAAACATGGTCTTAATACTCTAATATTTAATTGCACTAAAAAGCACATTGATGCGAATACTCATTATTTGCCTTTTAAAAAATCATATACATATCCCAATGTATCATGTGATATCATAAATTCAACCAAATCATAGTTTTCATCATCCAACAAACGCATATAATCATCAAATTCCGCTTCATTTTTTAACTCATCTGCTATCTTCCTTGATATTTCCTTTTCGACTTCATCATAAGAAAATGGCCACTCATTCGTTATTTTTTCTAATATCTTATTAGCTTCATCATATTTCTCTGATGAAGCTAATAAAACATATTTCCCATAATCGGTATTCATCCATAAATCATCTATTTTCTTTTTTCGTTCTTTATCCATAATACCTCCTACTCTTCAATAATACATTCAAGAATAATTTTTCTATTTGATGTTCTATTATTTTCAATTTTTGAACCAACTATTTTTAACTTTGTATTTCTACCAAAAATAATTTCACTCTCTTTATTATTTGTAGTTACATAACAATTTGTTCCTTTAGGTACTTTAATATCTAACCTTATACCTTTTTCCTGCATTACGTTTTCAGTTACAACACCGCTTGTACTTAAAAACCCTTTTTCAATATACATGTGCCCATCTTTTATATTGTTTGGTATATCAGCAATTGAATTCCTATATTGTTCCTTATCCATCTTTAAACCACATGAAGGAACTTTAACACCTGTAATTGCTTCAAGTGCATCATCTTTAACAAATCTCGTCACCATTATATCATCATTTAAGGTATGTGTATTAATTATTCCTTGCAAAGTATCCGCAATTTCTTGATAATTATCAGGAAGTATCTCACCATTTCTTAACATTGCATTCATTTTTCTTGCATTACTTGAATTAATATATCCACTTAAATGACTTCTTCCATAAACAATGCTTCTTTCTTCTTTGCTTATGCTATGCTTCATTTTTTTGAATTCTTCCACTGTTAATTCTTTGAAATGCCTTGAATCAACATTCTCTTCTGATATTCCCAAATACTTAGCCTTATATTCCTCAAAATCCTTTGATTTATCCAAGCCAAAGTATTCAGCCCTTTCCTTTAGGATGTCAAGTTCCTTATCATCTAAAGCCCATCTTGCCCTCTGTAACAAAGCACAACGGCAATTACATACATTGGCAGCAGAACCACCAATACCAGGTGCTTTCATCTTTTCACCGCCAACAATGAAATATTCAGCAAGCTCCTTGATTTGCCCGTCTGCCTGTGCATGTGCGGGTCTTGTGTTACCGTCTAAGGCTGCACACCACTGCTTCAACACATCAGCTCCCTTTTTCTTGGCAGCTTCCTGTGCATCCATTGCGGATTGGTTCTGAATCCTATGCCCTTCTGTCCTTGCAATCCTGATAGAATTATTCTTTGCCTTATTGAATCCAAACATGTCAATAGTGCTGTTCATTCCCAAGCTTATCTTCTCGCCTATCTCATTCCAAGATGAGCCGTTTGATACACCTCTTGACACTTCTGCCCTTATACTTGTCTTAAGCTTCTTTACATCTTCACCTAATCTGTCATAAAGGCTCTTAGAAAGCTTACTGTCTATCTGCAATGCCTTTAAAACTGCATTCTGGTCTATTGGAACAATTAAAGGAATCCCTTGTCCTGCAATATCATATATAGCACCAACATAGCCGTTCTGATAACACCTTGTAAGGTAATCGGAAATAGTTGCATATTCTCCTGATTGAAGCTGCGCAAGTGCTGTTTCAAGTTGCGCCCTAATTGCGTTCTGATACTGCTGCTGGTATATAATAGCCTGTATATTCTCCATATCCGTTCTAGTGGATAATTTGGATATATTTACACTGCAATCCTTTATTGCCTGCTTAAACACCTGCTGAAGCTCTTTAAGTACCTGCTTCTCATTATTAAGTTGTGCTTGTAAGATTTCCTTCTGTCTGCCGTTCATCTACTACAACCCCACTTAATACTTTCTGTGCTGTCATTGTTTCCTGTTCCTCATTCTTAGGAAGCTTATCCTTTATATCTTCATAAGAAATATCCAACTGCTCACAAATCAACTGGAGTACTGTTTCATCATCCAATATCTGTGCAAGAGTCATTATCACATTGATTTCTGTCTGCCTTGTCTGTGCTTCTGTTAATGCTATCTGTGCATTTTCCTGTGCATTTGACATAACTTCAGGCTCAAAGCTGAAATACACATCCTTCATCTGATAATCAGTCTTATTAATATCATTGATTTCAGCAAGTACAGGCTTTATCAGCTTTCTTAAAAACTGCTTAAGCCTTACTATCAGCTTGTTTGCTTTTAGATCCAGCAGAGAATATGCAGCTTTAATTGCAATATTAGTTGTTGCGCTTGTATCCTTAAGGCCTGCCGTATTAAGACCAAATCCAAATCTGTATATATTCTTTTCATCAAGCTCAAGCTTTATCTTTCTTGCTTCATACGGAATATCTACAGTCTTTATCTCAACCCCTGCGCCTGTATCTGTGCTTTCCATTCCTATCATTTTCTTGGTTTTAATGTTCTGCTGTAATTCATCAAGATTATCACCTTCAAAACCCTTAACAACATGAATCGGTGTGTCAAAGTCAACCAGGTTGTTTGACAATGAACAGCTATGTAAATCATAATCATCTATCAGGTCCTTAATAGTCTTAAGGCAGCTGAACTGTTTCTTGTTATTATCAAGCCTGAAAAAAGGAATGAATCCAAAACCGTCATAATAGGTCTTATCATCATTCCCTTTCTTGTATAATGTATGTGGTTTAGGATTGATTGGCTCTGATTTATCTATATCAATTTTTCCTTCTCCATCCTGAACATAGAAATATGTATTTTCTTTATCCCATACCTGAATTCTTTTTATCTTCTTATACGATTTTTCGATACGGTCAACATACCAGTAAATCACATAAGCACATCCATCATCTGTATCTTTTTCTCTTACTTCAACGACACTAATGCTATCCGCACACATAAACGACAACCTGTCTTCTACGTTCTTGTATGCGTACATGTAATCAAACCCCTTCGTCTGACACCCTGTCAGCACTTCTGATAATTCTGCTGTAAAATCTTCGTTCTCGTTGAAGTAGGAATCTAATTCTTTCTGCAGCTCTGGAATATCTGATTTAATAAACCCTTCATCACCCGAAAGAATATACTGAGTACATTGGTCTACAAGCTCTGTAAAGAATGGATGGCTTATCTTGATATTGCTTCTTGTTGTATCTTCAACAAGCTCTCCGTCAGAATTGTAATAGAATAGCCTGTACTGCTTAATATCATGGTCTGCTTCATAGTAAGCCTGTCCTTTTCTTGCAAACATCTTTCTATCAGAAGCGGCATCATCCTGTATAAATTGTCGTATCTCATCAATTGTTAACATTTATATTCCCCTTTCATCAGCTTAAACCAATATTCTTTTTCTCTTGCGCCATTTTTCAATACCATATCTTAGTGCAGCCATAGCATCATCCTGAAAAGCAACTGGCTCATCCAGATATTCACCTGTCTTTTCGTCTTTCTTCCATTTCCATTGCTGCAGCTCTTTTATGGTATTAACGCAGGAAGGATGTACTCTTATTATTCGCTTGATAACCTTATCCTTACGAACAACACCCTTTAACCAGTCTATCTGTGCCTTAACAGAGCCATTGGCACCACCTTTATCAACACCCTTTGCTCTATATCCTGCATTTTTCCATGTTTTAACTCTGTCAGGCTCTGCAGAATCACACCACATATCCTTGTTTGTCGGAATTCCTGCTTCCTGTGCTAATGGTATAATCTCGGCTGTTTCTTTTTCAAATACATACACTTCTTTCAGAATGTATATGTTATCATCCTTAATGCCAAGAAGAAGAATTGCATTTGCATGATTAAAACCAAAATCCTGTCCGATTGCAATATCATCATAATCATTCAGATTCTGTGATATATCTGCAACTTCCCAATTTTGAAGAATAAGACCGCCAATCTCTCCCCATTCTCCAAGACCATATATCTGATATCCTTCTGGATCAACAAGTTTTCTTCTTTCCATACGCTGCCTGTAGGCATTGTCAATAAACCTGTTTCCAAGATATGTACTGTGATGTGTAAGTACATTACTATCAGGAATATCAAAAAAGACCTTCTTTATCCAGTGATTCTTATTCACAGGATTGAAGGTCATTCTTATCTGATAGAATTGCCCTGGTGGAAGCTCACCTCTCAATCTATCATCTATTATTTCAAAGTCAGCTTGTGTGATTTCCGTTGCTTCTTCAATCCACACATCTGTCAGTTTGCCTTTTTGAAATGTAATTGACTTCAGTTTTTCGCGTTGCTTTTCATCATTTACACCTCTAAAAATTATCTGATTACCATTAGCAAGACATGTAAGCTGTAAAGGGCTTTGTTTAATGCTCCAATATCTGTTAGCTTTATCACTAAATATGCGGTAAATCGCACCTGTAAGCTCTGCATAAGTACTATCTCTATTGGTTATGTCCGACTTACGAATACATACAAGGTTGCGCCCCTTATCCTGCATCAGCCTTAATATATAATTCTGCGCTGTGTCAACGCTCTTCCCTGAACCTGCGCTACCTTTCATAACTATGTATCGTTTATGGCTTCTATCAACTTCCTTGAAGCATGGATTCATTGGAATATTTATATTCATAAGCAATCCGCTTCTTTAAATGCCTTTTCAAGCTTTGGAAATTGCTTTGCAATCCAATCAACAAGCTGTTCATTATCGCTATAATCTTCAAGGCCTGCTTCATAAAAAAAAGCATGAATTATCTCATGCCTTAATACTTCATCAAATCTTATTTTCTTTACACCTGTAGAATCATCATCATCCAACATTGAGCCAGCATTTCTAATACTTATTCGCTTATCATATTCCTTACACAAACCATCAAGCTCTGTCTTCTCAAGAGTATCATCTATCTCAATGCTATATTCAGTTCCTAATATATTAACATTCTTCATTATCCCCATCTCCATAATCAACTGTAATATTCAGTTCCATATCGGTATCAAGTTCAACCTTATCTTTGAACATACCAAGATGCCTACCAAGAAGCTCTAAGGCTTTTTCCTTACTACAAGGTCTAACCTCTAATCCATCCCGTCCTTTTTTAATAACAGCTAACACTCTTTTCTGGTCATCTGTGAGCTCTTCTGTCAGCACTGGCTCTACTGTTCTATACATAATAGGATTGCCATCTTCATCAAGTGCATCTACAAGTACGCCATTAACCTCTATTTTCATTTTCTTTTCTACAACACGCGCATAATCCGTAGCATTAGAAAAAGCTATCAGCGCAAGTTCCCTGATTACTCGCTCTTGAGTAATCTCTGTCTTGTGCGATAGTTCTTTTTGTCTCTCTCCTATGTACTGTGAAATTGTAGTATTTTGTAGTAATTTTGATGCATTTGTATTTGCATACTTTTCTGTGTACCCCGCCCTAATAGCCGCTTGTGTGGCATTAAGGTCTATAAGGTATTCATCACAGAATTTCCGTTGTTTATCTGTTAGCCTCACACAATCAGCTCCTTTCTAACTTAAAATAAAAAAGACAACCTCACGGCTGCCTTTTAACATTCCAATAACTTATCGAATTCATCATGAAACTTATTTGAAAAAACTTTTTCATAATTTGTTCTTTGAGATAAACTGAATAATTCATATTTAATTTCATAATTATTTATTAAAAAAATAAATAATATTTTCATCAAGATATTAATATCTTTATTTATTTTTTCTATCATAATATTTTCTCCTGATAAAATGTCATAAATATATTCTATTTCTTTATTTTCTAATTTCAACTTATCATGAACTTCATTAGAATATTTTGCATATTGAGAATACAGTATATTTAAACAATCTTTATCTGTATATTTACTTTTTATATCATCTTTAATATGCCTGTATGATGTTTCATTAATTTCTTTTATTGATTTATCCTTAAAAATATATGAATAAAAACACTTAAGTGTTTGTTCAGTAATATATCTCATACATGCTGTTATTCCCAAACTATCATTTAATGGTACATACATTAATAACATATTATATCCATATGTTATTTTAGAAATAAAAAATTCTACTTTTTCATCATTTATATACTTTTTTAATATCTCTATAAAAATATTAAAACTACATACTCTTTTATATAGCAAATCATACTCTTTATTATATCGACAATCAGGAAATACTTTTTTTAAAAATTCTTCGTATTCGCTCAACTGACTATTTTTTTCCATATTTCTTCACCAATATGTCATAATCACTTTCTTTAGTTTTTTCAGTTGTTTCTACTTTATTATCTTCTTCCATACTTTCTATCATCACTTTTTTTAATATCTGTAATTGTTCAACTAACTCTTCATATGTTGATTTATGTATTACACTTAAAAATTTTATAATTGATTGATTTCTGCTTTTTAACAAATACGGCTTACATGGAATATTTAATTTTAAAAATAATTCTTCTAATTCCTTATTATGTTTATATATCTCTCTATCATATACAATACTTGTTAAAATAGAATACATTTCCATCTTGAATTGATCAATATCTTTTATTCCCTGAGTTATCATTATTTTTTTATATATCTTATTCTTCATTTCTAATAGTAACCTCCTTATCAAATTCTATGCAAATATCTTCTAAAGATGTTATTAAATTTGTATCTTGTCTATCAGAAATAAACTTTGACATATCTGAAGTAATTAATTTGGGAGAATTGGGAAATACAGTATTAAATATCTTTGTATTATTAAATGCTTTTGAAATATTTTTCATATTTCTTTTTATTCCTTGTGACGGATTTGAATCTATTTTTGTAAATATTATTCCCAAACAGTCCAATGAATGACTATCAAAATCTCCTCTATATGTTGACTTTAATTTACCAACAACACTATCCAGCATGCTTACTCCCAACATAGAATATGCATCTGGAACAACAGGAACTAAATAAAAATCACTCGTTAGTAAAGCTGTTATTGTATAAAATGAATATGTTGGAGGACAATCTATAAATATATAGTCATACTTGTTCCTAAAATCACTGTCTTCTACAAAATTACACAATATATGTTCTGCTGCCCCTGAGCCTATTTCTCTATCCATAAAGTAAACATTTAATTCTCCCGGAATCAAGTGCAAATTATCTGTTAATTTATATACAATTTTTTCTATATTTGCACCTTCTAACATTGAGCCAGAAGTTCTATACAAATTTTGAATTGTTGGTAATAAATTAATATCTGTAATTATTTCATCATCTTTTATTTGTATCACTTTGAAATGCTCAAAAAAAGATTGTGTGCAATTTGCTTGAGGATCTATATCTATCACTAATACCTTTTTATTCATATTATTAGATAAATATAACGCAATTTCTTTGCACAAAGTAGTTTTACACACTCCGCCTTTCATATTTAAAAAAGAAATTATATTTTTATTCATATCATTACCCCCCAATTATAATAAACATATAATAATACATTTATATATTTATTTCAACAAAATAAGACACCAACTTTCGTCAGTGTCTTACCGGGGGTATTTAATATTTAATGGAAACTTATGCAGTTCATCAATTCCAGTTTAGATATTAGCACAGACAAAACGAACAGAGCGAACAAACTTCAAATTTTTGCTAAAAATCTTTCTACTGCCATTCTGCAGCCGTCTGCTGTGTGATGTTTTCCCATCTTTCTTGCTACCTGCACCCAGGATAAGCCTTCTATGTATCTTAATGTTATAAGCCGCCGCATTCTGCTGTTGTCAATTTCATTTATGCATTGCTCTATTAGATTAATCTGTGTATCTATCTTTTCTTTAACATCCATCTGCTGCCGCTGTCGCACTAAAAGAAGTGTTCTCTTCCGTGAATATGCCGGATAAGGGAAGCCTTCTACAACAAAATGCTGCTTACCTCCATCTCCGCCGGTAACACTATCCTTTTCCGTATACCCTTCAGCTTCCATTTTATCAAGTTCTCTTTGTATCTTATCAATCGCAGCCTGTATTTCCTGTTTCTCCTTAATCAAATCACTGTACTGCTTAAGGAGGTCTTTTATATTGTCATTTTTCAAGTTATTCATCACCTACCCTCTTCTCATCTGCTGCCATTTTTTCAACATTCAGGATTTCTAAAATATAGTACTGTTTATTTTGTTCAGCGCCCCACTTTGGTCTACCTTTTCCAATCCATAATCTACATCTTGCTTTTATTGCTTCAGAATTCTTGGAATAACCATTACGAAAAATAATCTCCTGAACCCTGTCTTTCCTTATCTCCTCTGGTACTGCCTCTCCTTGCAATAACTCAAATTCGCTTCTATCTAAGAAATTGTCTGGTGGATATAATGGATGTATGGTTATGGCTCCGAACAGATTCTGGAATCTTGTTTCGTAATATTCTTTTATTTCTCGATATTCTTCTTTCTTCTCTCCAGAAAGAATCATGTCGAACCATTTCTTCCGAATTGGTAATGTCAGCATTATGAATCACCTGCCTTTAATTTATCTAATGCTTTCATGGCTACTTCTAGCATTGGTTTGCTGGTTCCACAATTCTGTCCAGCGTATGTACATTCTGTACCTTTGAGATATCCACAGCCTATACATATTGCCTTTGCCACAGCCCTTTTCGAATCCTCTATAGCCTTATTTCTTTCCTTTCCTTTTTCAAGATAATCTGCAGCTTCATTGACATCATTATTGACTACTTTACTATTTAAAAATGCTGTTTTAAACATTTCAGCAATCTCCTTCTCGTCAACTCCACATAAACTAGGAACATTTCTACTCATATCCCCAATGATTCTTATAAAGAAATCTTCAAATTTATCCTGCATAAAATGTATTTCAAATTCCTCTGGCATTTCTATTATTAATTTCATTTTTCATACTCCCTCCTAATAAACATCTCTCCATCGCACCAGAAGTATTCTTCTGTTGGCATGTAGTTCTCTATAACTGTCTTATTGTTACATGTATATGTTCCGTCTGCTGCCACGCTGTTAGAACACTGCTCACAACAGATATATTCACATAAGTGTTTATGTCGTCTTCTGCTCACCCTTTCACCTCTCATTTTCCTTTTTGAATAAAAAATACCAACCATCAAATAATGACGGCTGGCATCTTTCAATTGCTTAATATTCTTTTTCAATATCCTGTAGTGCATATTCTATATATCGCATCCATTTCTCTCTTGTATAATTCAAACTATAATATTTAAATGCAATCTCAATCATAACTATTATAATTAAAAACAACAAAACAATCGTTATAATAGTTAATCCACCTTGTTCATTTAAATTTTCAGCTTTCATTGAAACACTTATATTATATGCACTTACCATAGTTGAAATCATTAATGAAAAAACAGAAACACAAAAAGCTAATAACGATAATGTATTTTGATTAAAATTTTTATGTAAATCTAGCTGTACTTTAAGTTTTAAGATTTTATCTTTATCTTCATTTATATATTTTCTTAATGCTCCTTTAGCACATACTATTTCGTTAAAATGGCATATTGATTTCTTTTTACAATTTTCAAGTTCATCACATAATATGATAATGTCATCCTTATTTTTCATATGATATCCTCCTTCATGCTATAATAATAGCACAATGCCGTCATTATTCAATTGTCAAAGAACAATACCTTAGGCAAATCTTAATTGCCCTGTCTTTTCCTCGTTTATACTGCAGTTAGGCATTCTCTGCGCTATACATAATTCTTTAAGGTTAGCCCTTACCAGTGCATTTGGTATCATTGGACTTACAGAGTTCCCGCACCGCTTAACCTGTTCTGTTCTTGGATATGTCTTACCAGTGTAATCATGGTCTATAATGTAATCGTCCGGGAAACCCTGGCATCCATATAGCTCTCTTGGCTCCAGCATTCGAAGTCCAATATCTACAATTTGATAATCCTCACCTTCGATTGTTACTAAGCCGAATCGATCCCGCGATGTTACTGTATCTAACGGCTCTTGAATGTCCTGTCCGGTGCCTTGTCCGTAATACTTTATCAGAAATGCCCGAACTTCCCCGAAATGTCCATCTCCGGCCGTAATGGTAGGTAAGGGTTGTCTTATGTCCTTCCCATCGCAGTGATTGTTCATCTGGATCAAATTTGCCGTAACAACGCTGTTATGATCCCACGCTGTTATTGTCGGCAGTGGATTTTCCATGCTTTCTCCGGCTCCCTTATAGCCACCATCATAATATTTATGTAAGAATGATGTAACTAATCCATACCGGTTCGATCCATCCACGGTCATGATCGGATCCTTTATTGTCTGTCCCCGGACTTCTCCCTGTGCTGTTTCGGAATGGTACTGGATCTGTGTAGGACATATTAAACAATGCTCGTTTTTACTTACTATCGTAGATAGCGGCTCTTGAATATTCTTGCTCCGGTCTTTTGTAAAACCAGTCTGTCCAATCTGAATCATGTAAGGTTCAACAATCCCATATCCATGTTTACCTGTAATTGTTGGCAATGGTTCTTTAGTATCCAGCGGTCTTCTGTCTCCACCATGATTACACTGAACAATAAAAGGCTCTGGATTATCTATAACAAATTTCTTTAAGCCTCTTGCGATTCTTTCCATTGTCTTAGGTGCTAATGGTCTTACCGCTTTTATTCCATATTTCTCTTTTATCTGTTCAGATGTATCAAATATGCTGGGGCATGGTCTGCTAAAATCTATCTGTGTATATGCTCCAACATAAGGTTTTAGCATTCCCTTTTTCACAGCTTCGTTGTCTGCTGGTGCATGTGTAGGCTCTGGCCATATAATAGGTCTCTTGTCACATCTTGCAACCATAAAGAATCTCTTTCTCATGGTTGGCGCTCCGTAATCTGCTGCCACAAGCTCCCTGAACTGCACTTCATATCCTAAATCCTGCAGCTGGTTTACAAATTTATTAAATGTCTTGCCCTGCTTTGTTTTTATTGGATGATGCCCTCTGTTCAGTGGTCCCCATGTCTTGAATTCTTCTACATTCTCCAACATGATTACTCTAGGTCTTACCAGTCCAGCCCACCGGCACGCTACCCATGCAAGACCTCTTATATTCTTATCCTTTGGCTTACCGCCTTTTGCTTTGCTGAAATGTTTACAGTCAGGAGAGAACCAGGCAAGCCCCACAGGATGCCCATTACATGCCTGCACTGGGTCTACCTGCCATACATCTTCACAATAATGCTTTGTATTCGGATGATTTGCTTTATGCATTGCAATAGCCTTAGGATCATGGTTAATTGCTATATCCACACTAAAGCCGGTAGCTTCTTCTATTCCAGTGGAGGCACCGCCCCCACCAGCGAAATTATCAACTATTAATTCCCCGTTTATCATATTAAGCCTCCATAAAGTCAAACAGCGTAGGTGTTTCTATCTCATTCTCTGCTTCCTGAAGATATCCAATACCATATTTGCGCCATCTTCTATTGCAAGTCCAAGTTTTCCTATCTGCAATAATGTTTCCTGTGTCATTAGTTGTCCTTTCCAGCTTTACAGAATCCGACGATAACACTCGCTAATGCTGCTCCGGCTATAAAGCTTATTATCTCTGCAATCATATATCCTCCTACTCCCTGTTGTTCTCTAGCAGGGCATTATAAAATTCAGGGTCCTTAGGCGGACGCTGTTCGTAATTTGCAAATTTTTTTGCGCGCGCAGGCGCTATATTATTTTGTTTTTGTTTATGTTTATATATGGCTACGGTTTCTCCTACGCTTTGTCCTACGGATTGTACTTCGGTTTGTACTACGGTTTCTCCTACGCTTTGTCCTACGGATTTGAAAGTACAAATTTTATATTTATTAGGACTTCCTTTCTTACCTCTTTGGAATTCTATAAGACCTGCATCTATTAATCTGTTCCTGTTCTCGACTAATGTAGCCTCTCTTGACATCTGACAACGAGACATTACTCGCTGGTTATCTACTTGTATCCACTCGCACCACCCAGCCATATTATTAATACTAAGTAATTTGTAGTACAATAACTGCGCTGAGCCCGGCAAGTAATGACTTTCGAGCCACCTTTCAAACCCGTTCAGTTGTTTTATGTAGTCGATTCTCTGTTCTGTCCTCACTGCACCACCTCTTCCAATACCACCTCTATTCGTGGATTATGCTTGTCTGTGAAAAAGTGGTCTTCAAAACCTACTATATTGTTCCAGCCATCATTATCCAGAACCTTACACTTAACAAGTGCGTCCTGTATAAACTTATGTGCAACACCTGATATATTATCAAGGTCACGCTTTCTATTTGGCTCATAGAAGGTATATTTAATCCTCACTGGATTATTTATATGAGTACGCTTTAATTTAAGCCTTATTGCGTTAGATATAAGCATCTGATACTGCTGTTTCATGTCATTACCGTCACAATGTCCATTATGAAAACATCTTTCCGCTTTAAGGTATTCATTCAATCCCGGCAGTGTGCCTTTGATTGTAAATGCATAGAACATCTTTCTCCTTTCCGCCTCCCGGTAAGTATGCAACCGGGAGACTGGTTTTATTCTGCTGTGCGAAAAATGTGATATATTCAGCAGTTATAAATAAGACCTTCCATATCTTTCTCTGAAAGCTTCTCTGGCAGGATCATCTTCATTCCCATAAAGACTTCTATAATATTCTTTTTCCCATGCAAGCTGACCTGCTATCTTACTCAGCTTTTCAGCAATGCTGTTATCATGTATCTGCCTTGTACCACCTGACATATTATGTTCAGCATCACATACAGGTATCTTTACTCCATCTTCTTCTGCAAGTTCCCTGATTCCTATACCGAACAACAGATGATGTTCTGTCTGTGTAGGCTTTCCACAAAAGATACAGAATCCGTTATATTTAGTTAAAACACTTTTCATTCTATACCTCCCCAATCAAATCACTTGACCAGATAGGAGCTTTAAGTATCTTTGTATGCTTGCAGTAATCACAGTGTTCACACCTTACCGGATCTATGTCATTATTCTTTAATGCCAGTATCTTAGGCACATTATTCTCAACTTCTGCAAGAGCTTCATCAAGAAGAGACTGTTCACATGCTATAACCTGTATATCCGGCTCTTTCTCCTTTGATACTGCTGCTATAAAGAATGGCAGTTTCTTTCCTGTATTAATTTCCACAACCTTCTGATATACAGCTCCCTGAAGGTAATATCCCCACTCATGCAGAAAATTCATGTTTCCTGCATCAGCATGATAGAATGTCTTGGTTATGCTCTGGCATGTCTTAAGGTCAACAATGCACTTATCCTTAATATAACTGTCAATCTTAATTTTCCATTTAGCACCAAACATATCAGCAGTCATTATTACCTGCTTTTCTCCGCTCATATATGCCATAAATAACTCATCTCGTTCACATCTGTTAATCATTTCATTGGCCTTAATATATTTAGCCATAAGTGAACCGTCTTTCTTAAACATACATGGATGCTGTGCCTTGAATACATCAAGCGTTCCCTCAAAATGTGCATCAACATAAGAACCAACCATAAGAGCATCTGAATCTTCCATATTCTCAACCCATTCTTCATTGAGTTTAGCCATTGCATAGGCTTCACAACCAGGACGACCAAGCGAGCCAATAAAATTTTTATACTGAGATACACTTAAGTATTCTCTGTCCGCATCTGTACTGTAATAATTTTCACTTGTCAATATCATTCTGCAGCACCTCCCATAGGATTAGGAACTTCCTCTTCTACTGGGAAATAATCTTCCGCTTTAGCCTGTCCATCCTTAAGGGCTTTATATACTCCTTTTAGGTTAATAAATTCATCTTCTCCGAAATCCGCACAATTACGTTCCGCATACTTTTCTATCTGTTCTCTTGTAACTTTGAATTCAACTTTAAATGCATTAATAAGCTTGGTTACTCTTTCATTAATAGGCTCCTTGCCTATTCCTTTTCTAACAGTTTCTTTACACTCTCCAACAGCCATATCAACAACATCTCCTGGTATAACTCCAAGAATGCAGGCTCTCATTCGTCTTGCACCAAAATTAGCTGTTGCCTCATAAATATCTCTGCTGTCTGTAAGCTGATATGTACCCTTCCTAGTGTCTCTCTTATGCTCTACTGTAAATATCTTGGTAACTCTTGTATTTGATTCCAGATCCCAGGCATAAGCCATCATCTCTGAAGAACCATTCTTCTGTTCAAGTTCAATAACTCCGTAATCAATATTACCCCAGTTCTGAGCAAGAGCTTCTGCAAGCCTTATAGATGGTCCCATAACAGTCTGTCCGCCTCTTGGATAAGAATATATAGCCTGCTCTGCTAAAGTTGCTCTCTGGCATGTTCTCTTGATTCTCTCCATTGCATCATATTCATCTCTTGGGAACTTCTTGGCCATTACTATTGCTCCCTGAACTTCCTGTGCCTGTCTGCTTATCATCATCTCTGTCTGTGATGTTTTAGGAACAGCCATCTGCTGTCCCATTGGTATCATACTGTCCATTAATTAACCCTCCTATAATTCTGTAACTATTAAATCTGTATCATCTGTTGTTCTTGTTGCTATAAACTGCAGTCCCTTGTCCTTGCATTTCTTATAAAGCTGATTTCTAAGTGTTGTAGAAAGCTTCTCTACACCATCTATAAGCAGGAGCTGTATTCCATTCGGCTTCTGCAAAGCTACATCAATGCATAAATCCAGCTTTTCACCCTCTGATAAATTACTGATTGGAAGTCCGTTAATAAGAGGTATTCCGTTTTCAACTGAAAGTCCTTCAATTGGTATACTGCATTCCTCCAGTATTTCACCCGGTAATGTTCGTGCTTTTTCAATCTTATCTGTTAAAATCTGTGACTGCTCTGCCAACTCATCTACCTGATCCTGAAGCATTACCATTCTGTCATACTCATTAATGTGGGCTTTCATATCTTCAATAGCCTGTGCCTGTTTACTAAGTTCAGATGTATCTCTTATATCTCTATCAACATACTCATTGTACTCAGCACATTGTGCGTTATATTCAGCAACGGAAGCTTCATAAGTTTTATCTGCTATAGCAAGCTTGTCTGCCATCTTAGATGCAAGACTGCTCTGTTCCTGTCTTAAACTTACAATCTGTCCTTCAAGTCTTGTAATATCCTCTGTTATCTGCTTATCACGAGAACTGAACTCTCTTTCAATAGCAGCTTTTTCAATCTCTCTATCTGCCTCAAACTTACGGATTTTATTATTCTTATTCTCAATCACCTGCTTGGCACGCTCCACAAGCTGATTATCACGCTGAATACTTTCTATCTGTCTATAGATATCTCCAGCAGATGCATTTCTCCACTTCTCAGCGTCATAACCTTCTGGAAGTGTCCTGCCTATATCTTCTATAAACGCTATCTTATTTCTTCTGTCTCTGTCTATATTCCTTCTGTTCTGGTAATACTCTCCATTTTCACTCTGAATGTCACTAAGAACCGCAAGAATATTCTGGTCATAATTAACCCATGCCGGTATCTCTCCAAACCACTGCTTAATGGTGCTCATATCCCAGTCATACTGAATCATATCCAAAATGATTGCATTCTGCTGTTTCTTATCCATAGCCATAAACTCTATTGGATTAAGCTGCAAAGGGGTAAATATCTCCTTAAGAAAAGCTTCTGGGCTTCCTATTTCACTCCCGTTCTGCTTTATAGATTTGTAATCCGCTCTATTAATACGGCTCTTTCTATCAATAGACAATCCGCTATCCGTCTCAATAAGAATTTCTCCTTCAACAGCTCCGCGTCTTACAATTACATCTCTCCCAGATTTATTAGTTAATGCATATCTGATAGCATCAAGTACTGATGATTTACCTACACCATTTGAGCCTGAAAGCTCTATGCTTTCACCATTCATGTTAAATTCCCTGATACCCAGTATGTCTCGAATCTGAATCTTTGTTGTTCTCATTATTTCCTCCAAAATTAAATACCATTTGCCCGTTTCGGGACTCCTTAAAGTTACCCATATACTGTCTGCGTCTTTCTTCCTCCTTATCCTGGCAGTCACATCTTTCTCCAGGATCTAAAAGAGCACCACAGTAACTACATTCATAATTCCACATTGCTTTTTACTCCAAAATGTTCTACACTATTGTTGAGTTATTATCTGAGTTGCGGTGTTGCCTCACTGCAGCTCTTTTTTATATAGTTGGAAGTCTGTATGTACCTTCCGGCACAAAGCTGAATATCTCCAACAATCTCAACCTTGTGTACCATCTGGCAGCCAGCTCCGTGTTACCATTCCTAAGATTCTCATTAATTCTCTTGTTGTAAGATATTATTAAACCTACTCGTCGCATATTATCCTCCTTTCCTAAATTACAATATCCTTTGGTTCATTCGGATTCGTTAAATCCTTTCCCTCATTATCCCTGAAGAATCTTTCAAGCTCTGACTTTCTTATTCTTGTATGAGGGATTTTAAGCACCCTTATCTGATTTGCGTTGATAAGTGTATAAACATACTGTTTAGAAGCTCGCATGATTGTTGCCACTTCCTCCACTGTATACACCATATCCTCCGGCTCTCTCTTTATTGTCGCTATCTTCATAAGCCTGCTCCTTTCTTTGTTATATTTAATAATGCAAGTTAAAAATCTGCTTACTTCTCATCCCTTGCCTTATCTGCTCCTATCTCCTATACTTTCCTTACAGGCTATTGCCGTAGCCGAGTAATCGCGAAAGGAGATTGAAAAATGAGAATTTATGCTTGCTTACTTGGTGAATGGATAGATATCACTGAAACAGCCACTGTTGCGGATAATCAGAACCCTGTCACATATTTCCGTGATAATTTAAAATATGATGAAGGTTCTCGATATGCTGATTGTTTCAAATATGATTACATCCATATTCAATACCAAGGTAAGGACTACAGAATAAATCCTGCATTTATTCAAATTGTCACAGAATAACATTCTGCTTCATCAAGAGGTCAAGTTGCTTTGGTTGCACAAATGTCACCTTGGCTTCTTGTGATTCAAAGCAGGTATTTATTAAATGATTTATTCTGCTCCACTCTGAATGTGTCATTCCTTCAGCAAGTGAAATAATCTGCTTTGCTTTCTCTGGATACGTCATTGTTTCTTCTTTACTCACTCTTTCACCTCCATCATCCAATCTCATTTAGGGCTTATTTGAACAAATGCTGTATCACAAATCTGGAACATTCATTCAACTCTTCTTTTGTTGGGTGAATGTTTTTCTTTTCTAATAATGCAGCTGCTGTTAATACACTAATTTTGTTCTTAATCCAGCCAACTGCACATATTACTGTTGTTGCAAAAAATAACACCGCCATGCTCTCACCTCCTTGATAGATAATTACTTGTACAATTGTTCTTTTGCTCCTATACTTTAATTACTGGTGTTACAGCACCTAGTTTTAAGAAAGGAGTTTTCTTATGCCTAAAGTAGATTTAACAGTTACAATTTCCGTTATTATTGCTATCTGTGCTATCATTTCGCCTATAATCACTACACTCTTAAATAATCATCACATTTGTAAAATGCGTAAATTAGATGATGCCGCACAGCTTCAAAAAGATTCTTATTTTTATAAGCGTGGTATCTACGAAGATTACTTGCGTTGTACATGCCGATGCATAACTGCTGCATCACCAGCAGCATTAAACGATTATGGTAAAGCTTATGCCCTCGCCCTTATCTATTTTCCTAATGAATTGCAAGATAAAATAATTGCCCTCAACAATGACATTAAACATTACCTTTGGGGTGAAGCATCTTCTAAGCTTAATGAACTTGCACCCTTAATCCGTGAACAACTACAAAAAATGTAATTGCTATACACACAAATACAGTCCATACAACATAAATGAGATATTCTTTGTTGTCGGGCTGTATTTTTCTCATTACTAAAATACATATACCAGCTAATACATATAAAATTATCAGTGGTATCCACGCACTCACTCTCTCACCTCCTCGAATAGATAAATGTTTTCATTCTGAAAACTTGTAAGGCAAAAAAATATTAGCAACTGGTATATTACATAACTCACAAAAAAGATGTAATTGTGCCTTGCTAATTTGTGTTTTTCCATTTTCCAGATTTGCCAGTGTCATTCTTGATATTTCCATTTCTTCTGCAAGCTGGGCCTGCGTCTTTCGTGCATTCACTCTAGCTGCTGCCAGTGATATTTTAATTGGTTCTGCTACTTTTTCCAACATTCATATCCTCCTTTCACGATTATACTACTCCCCTTTTTGAAAACTGTCAATACATTTTGAAAACTTTTTTTGCTTTTTGCTTGCTTTAAGTTTTCTTTTTGTTATAATAATGCTATAGAAAGGAGCTGAACTAAATGGGAACCAATAAATTTGCAGAAATGCTTAAATACTATTTAATGATGAATAACAAAACACAATCTGATTTAGTTAATGACCTTGGTTTTGACAAATCCACAGTATCAAATTGGTGTGCTGGATTAAGAGTCCCCAAGGTTGATGTTATTATAGATATAGCAAACTACTTACATGTAAATGTCGGAGATCTAATCGAAGATAACAGGAATGAAGATACCTACTACCTTGATGATGATGCCAGAGATATGGCTCAGTTTATGTATGAGAATCCTGAATACAAAGTTCTCTTTGACGCTTCTCGCAAGGTCAAGAAAGAAGATATCGACTTTGTTAAACAGATGATAGATAGAATGTCAAATAAAGGGGATGATTAATATTACTACTAATGTCATTTACGCAGATATGCCTCCTACAATAAAGGCATACACTGTTAATAATAATGATGATTCTTTTACAATCGTGCTCAATTCTCGCCTAAACCGAGAACAACATCTTAAATCATATCATCATGAATTAACACACATTGAAAATGGAGATTATGACAGACAGTGCAAAGATGTTGATTTTGTTGAAATCTTTGCACATGGATTATAAATTACAATATAACGCTATAAATTAAAATATATTGGTATACTTGACAAGACTTTTGGATATGATATAATGTCACTTGTAATTAGTGAATGACTGCTGGGCGGTCGCGGAAGAGTCTTGGGATTGTATTCCAAGGCTCTTTTTGCATATAAGGAGAAATATATGACTGATATACCTTTTTCATCAATTGATAAACAAATAGAAAAACTTGTATCTCAAAATTTAATTATAGAGGATACTGGTTATGCTAAATACATATTGGAGCTATTTGGTTACTCTAATCTTATCAAAAGTTACAGAGAACCTTATGTTATCAAAACAGACACCTCAATTCAATATCGTTCAGGTGTAACATTTGAACAAATTCATTCTCTATATATGTTAGATAAGAATCTGCGTAATTCTGTTATGTCAGCAATGCAGGATTTGGAAGAACATATAAAAGAGACTGCTGCCAGCGTCGTAGCTGAAACCTTTGGTACTAATGAAGAAAATTACCTGGATTACAGAAACTACAGAAATAAAAAGAAACGAAAGAAAAGATTTACTCTACCAGGTATACTTGATACATTAAAAAAGACTCTTGATACAGATAAAAATCCAATATCACATTATGCTGAAAAATACGGCAATGTTCCACCTTGGATTCTTTTTAAAAGCATTTATTTTAGCACAATTATTAATTTCATTGACTTATTTAAAAAAGACGAATTGGTTAAGCTTGCTCATAAACTATATAGTGACGATTTAGATATGTCTGATGAAGAATTATGTACATTAATGATGGATACATTATTTATATGTTTGGATTACAGAAATACCGCTGCCCATGGAGGACGCATTTATAATCATAAATGCAGTTATACCCTTCGCAAAGAAAAGATATTTGTCAATGGCATTGAACCTACCCCACCTGGTTTTAGTCAATTATTGTTTTTATTAAGTTTGATGGATTATAAAAGTCCTTATCTCTTTCTCCTCAAATCGTTAAAGATACAGATTAACAAACACTGCGGTAATTTTCCTCAAGATACAACATATTTAGGTCAGATACTTAATATGAATATTGTACCTCACAATATAGTGTATGTAACCAATAATAGCAATAAATATCATTCTATTAACCACTGCAGTGGAATAAAAGATGCCTTCGAAATTGATACGGAGGAAGCAATAGAAAAGGGATATGTACCTTGCAAACGATGTGTTAAAAAATAAATTACCATCCCGCTGACTTCACCGAGATGGTCCGACAAAATAAATAAAAGCTCCTGTGCTACCAACACAAGAGCTTTTGCCACGATACTTACATAAGCAGTGCCTATGATATAATACCGCCCTGAACAAGCCATATTATATCATTCTGAACACCGCTTTTGCAAGTAGGTGTATTTTTTATACCCAATTTTACTGTTGCACCAGTGAAACTTTCCAAAAAACAGAAAGGAATGATTAATATGAAAAAGAAAATATCTAAGGTCCTTACATATAAGCGTGGCAATCTATGGGCCTATCGTTTCGAATCTGCCCCTGTAGATAGCAAAAGGAAGTGGATTACCAAGAGCGGATTTAAGAACCAATCTGAGGCATATGAAGCCGGTATGGTCGCATACACACAATATAAACAGACTGGCAAGAGCTTCACTCCATCTAATATCTCTGTATCTGATTACATGGATTACTGGATTGATAATTATTGCAAGGTCAATCTTAAAGCTAATACGGCATCAACTTACAAAAAGAAAATTGATTTATATATAAAGCCGGCTATTGGTTCATATTATCTTAAAGACATAGAGCCAAGTCTTCTCCAGGAGCTTATAAATAATCTTTTTAATACCGGAATGTCGCGAAACTCTCTCGGCAATGTTAAGGGCATTCTTACCAAGTCATTTGCCTACGCAAAGACTACTGCAAGATTTATTAATGATGACCCTTCTGCAACTATTTCTCTTCCGCTTCCAAGAGCAAAGGCAGAGGTTAAAACCAAAAAGAAAGTAAGAGTCGTATGGACTAATGAGCAGCTTGATACTGTCTTTAAAACATTTGCACAAGGACATATATATCATATGCCACTTCTTCTCGCTTATAGGTGCGGCATGCGTCTGGGTGAGATATTTGGTCTTATGTGGGATGATATAGACTTTGATAATGGAATATTAAGCATTAACAGACAGGTACAGAATCATGATGATAAATGGTATCTGGAAAACCCTAAATATGATTCATTTCGCACCATAGAACTTGATGATACAACGCTTTCAGAACTTAAAAGGATGTACGAACATGAAAAGGAATGTGAACAGTACTATAATGAATATTACAATTATATCTACTGTGAGACACTTGAAGATGACTCTAAGAGACTTACTTATGAGCCGGCTGGCGAATCAATGCATATGGTGCTTGTAAGAGATGATGGCTCATGGATTCAGCCAAGAACCATGATGCACTGTTTTAATATTATTCATCACAAGCTTGGCTTCACTGAGCTTGATTTTCATTCTCTCAGGCATACACACGCTTCTAATTTACTTGCCAAAGGAGCTGATGTTAAATATGTACAAGAGCGTCTGGGACATAAAAATGTAGCAACCACTCTTGATATATACGCCCATGTCACAGAAACCATGCGTGAGCGCAACAAGGACATATTAAATACACTATAA